CCTGTGGATAACTTTTGTAACAGAAAGCATGTCACAAAAAAACACCGAAACAGAATCGCGCTGCAACGACATCGGAACTTCGGAACAATCCCTAAAGGGATTTTGTTCCGTTTAGTTCCGCTGAATCGCTGCTTTTGCCGGTCGGAACTATTACGGAACAGTTCCGTTCTGTTCCGTTTGTTCCGTTCATTTTGCTGTGGATAACCTGTGGATAACTTACCTTTTTCTAAGCATCATCGCGCTAGCCTGAACCTCATCTGAGACGATCCATCCGTGCTCAAAAGGCTCAATGATCTCGGCAAGAAGAAGCTCGGCTATCGGCTTTCCTGACGCGCTTGGCTTGACGTAAACGTCGGCGGAAGATTGAGTCAATCCCATTTTGCTGGTTAGGAACTGGCCCATAGCTGAGCGACTGACGTAGGGTGATCCGTTGCGGTGTTCGCACCGTGAGTCAAACCACGCACGCTCAAACAGCTTTCGATGAGCCGCCAGCTTTGTGTCTGGCTTGCCTGTTTTTTCTTGAGGAGCTTCTGACTGCACAACCACGGCTGATGTGACTGGTTCTCCGTCCTCATCAACCCATCCGGGGATTTGCACAGATTGAAGCGCCACGAAAACAGTCTCGGCCATTTCCGCATCTTTGGACTTGCGCTGGATGATCTGCATGGGTGAGCCATCTTTTGCTGGAACAACGCTCACCTCAATATCAAGCGCACCACGCCATGCAGACGAACCGCGTGCGCGGTGCTGCGCTTCCTCGCTGACGCCAGTGTGGTGAACCAAAATGACGCTACAACCAAACTCGGTCATGATTCGGTTACAGGCGTCAATCATGGTTTTTGTGTCAAGCGGGCTATTTTCGTCACCGTCTAGGAAACGATGCAGAGTATCGACAACAACGAGCTTTGGCGTGTCTGACAGCTTGCGCAGTTGCTCTGCGACTTTTGTGTATCCTTCTGGCTTATTGAGGTCGCATCCATCCTTAGACAGCCACATGGATAAATGACCGGCGCTGTGGTGGCTTTTCCATGCAGCGATGCGCCCTCTCAATCCGTGATGACCTTCACCAGCAAGGTAAACGACGCTGCCCGGCTTGACTTTCAATCCGCACCATTCGCCCATCCCTGATGCCATGCGCAGGCACCAATCGAGCACGACGAATGTTTTCCCACCTCCTGATGGGCCATGCACCATGATTAGCGCGTGATCTTGCACCCATCCTTTGACAAGCCACGAGATTGGAGCTGGCTGCGCTGAAAAGTCATCGGCATGGATGAGCCAGTCATTATCTGGTGCTGGCATAAGCCAGTCCCTTAAGTCAAATCCAGCCTGGGCATAATCATTCGCATCCCCCAAGATAGGAGGCATGACCATACGCGCCCCATGCTTGGCCGATGCTTGCTCGGCGTATCGTTGACCGACGCCTGATGCGTCGTTGTCGGCAACGATCACAATGTCCTGCGCCTGACCGTACATCTCACGCACAGAGCCGGTGACGGGCACGAGGTTGCTGGCGCTGTAGGCCACCACGACCGGGCGATGCGTAGCCTCATGGATGGTGGCCGCAGTTGCGAATCCCTCGGCGATGTAGATGCTTCCCGGCTCGTCTGCTGTGCCGATCATCCAGAACTTGCCGCCTGTTTGACCGCCTGGGTGGTAGAGCTTGGTGCCATCGTGGGCGATGTACTGAAGCGTGGACAGTTGCCCATCCTGACCATACAGAGGCACGACCAGACGCCCATCACCCGTCACGCGAGCGCCGTGTACGCCGATGCCTTTGCGCTGCAGGTAGGGATGCTCAGGGCTTGCGCCTTGGGCGGATGACCAGATTGTCTCTACGGTGTTGGAGGCAACTTCGTATTGTTTGGCCTGTTCTGCGTCGCGTGCCGCTTTGGCCTCAGCCATGCGCCGAGCGTGTGCCATCTCTTCTGCTGGTGATAGCTTTCGTCCGACATCCGCCCGCCATGTCACCTCGATACCAGCACGCCAGCAGCCAAAACGACCTGCTGGGATGCCGTCACCATAGACGACGTACCATCCAGGCTTTGACCCTCCCTTGTCTGGCGTGCCTTTGGTGCCTGACTTGAATCTGTGCAGCTTGCCGTCCAAGTGGATCTGATCGGGTGGTTCAAGCCCTGCGCTGCGCATGGCATCTATCAGTTGTTCCTCTGGTGAAGTAACGCGCTTTTCTGGTGGTGGTGCCCAAGGACCGCCAAGAACCTTTGAGAGATCAGCCATTCGCCGCTACCTTTCCTTGCAGGTATTTGGACAAAGCGGCTACCACTTCATAGGTTGGGTTCGTGTTCATACCGTCCCGAATTCTCATCACGGTGTTGACGTGCAGGCCGGTAGACTGCGCCACCATCGCGGGTCGCCTGTCCTTCAGGGCATCCCTGATCTGATCTAGTGTCATCATCTTTTACACCTCACAATGTAGATTTGTTTCATTGACGTGTTGACATGGTACAGCAAAGCAGATAGAGTTACAACCAATGCGCAACCGGATAGGCCGAACGCGCATCAACAAGGAGGCCAAATGGCTATCAACGTCAAGACGACAAAAGGACTGCACGCCAATGGCGTGAAGTGTCTGGTTTACTCACATGCTGGCGCTGGCAAGACTTCTCTGATCCCGACATTGCCCAGTCCCATCGCCCTGAGTGCAGAGGGCGGTTTGCTTTCGATTGCGGGTGCTGATGTGCCTTACATCGAGATTAGCAGCATGGCTGATCTGATGGAGGCTTACACATGGCTGACGGAAAGCGCAGATGCCAAGCCGTTTCAATCTGTGGCGCTGGACTCGATCAGCGAGATTGCTGAGGTGGTGCTGGCTGAAGAATTGCGCCGCAACAAGGACGGACGCGCAGCCTATGGAGAACTCAACACCGTCATGACGCAAATGATTCGCGCATTCCGTGACCTGCCTGGGCGCAATGTCTACTTCACCGCTAAGTGCGAGAAGTTGCAGGACGAGTCAGGGCGCATCCTTTACGGTCCCATGATGCCGGGTAAGTCGCTGAGTCAAAACCTGGGGTACTTCTTCGATCTGGTGATGCCGCTGCGCGTCGACAAGGACTCGGAAGGCAACACCGTGCGGGCGCTCATGACGGACTCTGACGGTCTGTGGCAAGCCAAGAACCGCGCCGCCGGTCAGCTTGACATGTGGGAAGCGCCTGACCTTGGCGCGATTATCCGAAAGATTGGAGGTCAGTGATGACACTGCATCTTCGCTGGCTTGAAGCTAAAGAGGCAGAACGTGCCGCCGTCGAAAAGCGCCGGTTGATTGAGGATGAGTTGGTTAATTCCCTCAAGGTTGACGCCGCACACGAAGGCGTCACATCTGCCACTATTGAAGGCTATCAAGTAAAGGTGACATGCCGCATTGATCGCAAGGTTGACGCGGACATGGTGCAAGAGCTTGCCGCCGAGCATGGTCTGTCTGAACACCTTTCTAGCCTTTTCCGCTGGAAACCTGAACTCAACATGTCGGCATGGAAAGCTGCCGACGAATCCATCACCCGGCCACTGGCTGGTGCTATCACGGCCAAACCGGGCCGCCCTTCCTTCACCATCATCAAAAAGGACTAATCATCATGGCATTCCTTCCCCAAGCATTCGACGCCGCAGACCTGCCACAAGGCACTGGCAACTTTGACCCGCTGCCCGCTGGCTGGTATGACGTGGCTATCACCGGCGCTGAACTCAAGTCAACCAAAGACGGCAACGGATCCTATATCAAGGTTCGCTATGACGTGACCGGCCCAACCCATCAGGGCCGCGTGGTGTTTGGCAACCTGAACATTCAGAACGCCAGCGCCAAGGCGGAGGAAATCGGGCGTCAGCAACTTGGCGAGATCATGCGCTCCATCGGCCTGAGCCGGGTGCAAGACACTGATCAGTTGATTGGTGGCAATCTGTCCATCAAGCTGGAGGTCAAGCCCGCAGACGGTCAGTATTCAGCCGGTAACGAGGTGCGCGGGTTCCGTGCGCTGGCTGGTGGTTCTGCGCCTAAGCCTCAAGCTGCCACGCCATCTGCGCCAGCCGCTACCCGCGCCGCACCTCCCTGGGCCAAGTAAGCAATAAAAAGCCCCGGTTGGTTGATGCCTTCCGGGGCCAAAACGTACAAGGAGCAAGGAATGCGTATTCCCGAGCCAAACAATAGCATATCTGCGCTGATTGACAAGCACCACGAATCAAAGTCTGAATCTTCACGCGGGCACCTTGGGGCATCTTTGCTGGGTCATCCGTGTGACCGTTACCAGTGGCTGTCGTTTCGCTGGGCTGTGATCCCCAAGTTTCCTGGCCGCATCTTGCGCCTGTTCCGTCGCGGTCACATGGAGGAAGCAACGCTTGTAAGCGACTTGCGGGCGATTGGCATTGACCTGCGCCACACCGGGCGGGATCAAAAGCGGGTTGACTTTGGTGCTCATGTCTCGGGCTCGATTGATGCGATTGCCGAATCTGGCGTTCCTGAGTCACCCAACAAACGCCACGTTGTCGAGTTCAAGACGCACAGCGTCAAGTCGTTTGCCGACCTTGAAAAGCATGGTGTCCAAAAGTCCAAGCCGCAACACTATGCACAAATGCAGGTATACATGGCTGGAACTGGCATTGATCGTGCTTTGTATGTGGCCGTGTGCAAGGATGACGACCGTTTGCATACCGAGCGCATCCGATACGACGAAGAAGCGGCAAAGCGTCTGATTGAGCGCGGCCATCGCATCGCATTGGCTGAACGGATGCCAGAGCCAATTTCGGCTGATCCGTCGTGGTATCAGTGCAAGTTCTGTGACGCAAAGGACTTGTGCCATTCAACCAAGCTGACTCAAGAGGTCAACTGCCGAACATGCGCCCATTCGACGCCAACGCCAGAGTCCAAGTGGCACTGCGCCCGGTGGGACGATGCTATCCCTTTTGACAACCAGCAACGAGGATGTGATTCACACGTCCTGCACCCAGACCTGACCCCGTGGCCGATGGGTGAAAGTGACAAGGAATGGAGCGCCGTCTATGTTGTCAAAGGCTTGAACGTCATCAATGGAGAGGATGGCTACAAATCATCGGAGTTGATTGCCAATGCCGAGTTTTGCGCCTCTGGTGCTGCTGATTGGTGGAAGGATAAGTTTCCTGGGGCAAGGGTGGTGGGGTAATGCTTCGTGAATACCAACAACGCGCCATCGACCATCTATACGAATGGTTCAAGGCGAACGAATCAGGACACCCTTGCCTAGTCCTGCCAACCGGGTCCGGCAAGTCTCACATTGTCGCCGCGCTGTGCAAGGATGCGGTGATGCACTGGCCGCAGACCCGCATTTTGATGCTCACGACCCAGAAGGAGCTTCTGGAGCAGAACGCCGAGAAGATGCGCCAGCATTGGCCTGGTGCGCCTTTGGGCATGTACTCAGCCGCCATTGGAAAGAAGCAACTAGGCGAACCGATAACCTTTGCTGGCATCCAGTCTGTTGCAAAGAAGGGCCACTTGATTGGTCATGTTGACCTGATCATTGTGGACGAGTGCCACCAGATCAGCCACAAGGATGAGGGAGGCTATCGAACGCTGATCAATCAACTGATTGGCGTCAATCCTGCATTGCGCGTCATTGGCTTGACTGCCACCGAGTACCGATTGGGGCACGGGCTGATTACCGACAAGCCCGCATTATTCGATGACCTTATCAAGCCGGTGAGCATTGAAGAACTGATCTATGGCGGCTATCTGTCTGTTCTGCGCTCCAAGGTCACCAAAACAAAGCTGTCAACCGATGGCGTGAAAAAGCGAGGGGGCGAGTTCATTGAGAGCGAGTTGCAACGAGCCGTTGACACCAATCCGCAAAACATCGCCGTTGTGGATGAGGTAATCGAACGCGCAGAGGATCGCCGCTCGTGGCTGTTCTTTTGTTCTGGCGTACAGCACAGCGAACATATACGAGATGTGTTGCGCAGCCGTGGGATTGTGGCCGAGTGCGTGACTGGGGCAACGCCAAAGTCTGAGCGTGAACGCATCATTGCCGAATTCAAGGCAGGGCGCATTCAAGCCCTGACCAATGCCAACGTACTGACCACTGGATTCGATGCGCCTAACGTCGATCTGATTGTGTTGCTGCGTCCTACTATGAGTGCATCTCTGTATGTGCAAATGGTGGGACGTGGGCTGCGCCTGAAGGATCACACCGACCATTGCCTTGTGCTGGACTTCGCTGGGGCCGTTGCCCATCATGGCCCCATCACCGCAGTCAAGCCGCCCAAAAAAGCGGGATCAGGCAATGGCGAATCGCCAGTAAAGTTGTGCGATGAGTGCGGGGAATTGGTGCATCCAACGGCAAAGACTTGCCCCGCGTGTGGGCATGAATTCCCGCCACCCAAAGAGAAGCATTACACGCTCCACAATGATGACATCATGGGCGTCTCCGGCACTGAGATGGATGTTTCAGCGTGGACATGGCGCGTCAAAACATCGCGCACAACTGGAATCGAGATGCTGATGGTGAGCTACTATGCTGGCCTGACAGACATGCCCATCAAAGAGTACATCTGCATCAACCACGAAGGGTACGCCGGTCAGAAGGCCATGCGCTTGCTGGCTGAGATTTCGCGTCATGCTGGGGTTGACTCAACGCAACTGCACTTGCCAACCACTGGCGCGATTGCAGACATGATGACAGCGGCCAAGCCACCGCGTCAGATTGAGTACAAGAAAGACGGCAAGTTTTACAACGTGATCAAGAGGACATGGGATGACACGAACACCAACGCCTGAAAAAGTGCTGATGTACCGGGAGTGGCAAAAGAATGCCCCCCCCAAGTTCTGCGCAACGTGTGACAATTACCTAGGCAATGGCTCATGCGACAAGTACAAGATGCGCCCGCCTGATGAATTCACGCAAACGGAAGATGCTTGTGAGGAGTGGGTCTGTGAAATCCCATTCTGACATCCCATCCGAAGACCACGAACAAATGATGTTCGTTCAGTGGTTTAGGCGAAATTATCCGGGAGTAATAATTTTCGCCATTCCAAACGGTGGGGCGCGTCATCCAGCAGTTGCCATGAAGCTAAAGGCGACGGGCGTAGTGAAGGGCATCCCTGATTTGTTCGTCCCGGCCTGGAGTCTTTGGATTGAGATGAAGCGCCAGGACGGAGGAAGGGTTTCGCCAGAGCAAAGAGAGGTGATGGCGTACCTAGAGGGCATCGGCCACCGTGCCATTGTTGCCAAAGGTGCAGAAGATGCAAAGCATCAAGTCATTGCAATACCCGACCCCACAACAAGGACATAGCC